TAGTTTTGTCAAAGTATAACATAGTGCACTGACATTGTCTATCTTATTTGTCTTAGCGTTTCAGGAGTTATCCACAGCTACCCGTAAGCCTGTGGAAAACCCCCCACTATTGGGCGCATCTTTTAAATATCGTCTACGCCATCACGATCAACATCAAATCTAATTAGCATTCCAGCTAATAGAATAACCAGTGGAGCCGCAAGGAATAAACACAATACGGCTCCAAAGATCTCCCCCAACAGGAAATCCATTATTTTTTACTCGCAGAAAATCGAATGTCTGCTTTACCATAAACGCACAATCCACATGAGACACATGCAGAACCAGCAGAAGAGATAAGCGGAATAGATTTCATATTTTCAGGACATTTAGCGCCAGGCTTACCCGTTAATTCTTTCATAGTACTTTCAGTAACGGCAAACGTTTTCCCTAGATAGGCCAGGCGGACACCGTCGTTAAGTTTTAAATCGTGTGCAATTTCTTTATTCTCATCATCCGTAGAGTAATAAAGAGATAAGTTAGAAATATCCTTAAGAATTAATGCTGCAGACTTAACTCGTGTGTACACCCAGAATTGAATATCTGAATTCTGATCAATCACAGTCTTCCACGCATATGCATACGTGTCATTAAAGAAATCTCCGTCCCAGTGGATACGGAATAATAACTTAGCATTGCGCTTTTCACAATCCTTGCGAAAGTCTGCAATCATAGATTCAATTAAGTTAACCATGGCAGGACCGTCGGCGTCTTTTAATAAATTCCAATTATGCATGAGCACATTGCGAACACCCTTATAAACTTTTTCAAGCTTGCCCGCATAGCACACGCTTTCGCAAATACTAGTAGCTCCAGGGCATGAGAATTCTTTACCTGCAGGCAGGCCAAAGGTATTAGCAATTGTAGGAGTTTTACCGTTAGGGGAAACGGCATTCGTTACTTTACGGTCCATTGAGCGCTTTAACATGGGCCCAATTATAGCAGCTTGATCTGACATTATAAATCCCCCATTTCTGCATCCGCCATGCGTGACATCATGCGCCACATGTCTTGCTTAATAGCATCGTCGGAACCATAGAGAGATCCATCGCAATCATTCATTTCATGACCGCAGCAAGGAAAGTCTTCGCAAGTATTCATTAGTTGACCTTTCGTTGGAGAGGTTGAAAGTATAACAGATCTAACTGACATTTCCAATTCGACACGCCGATTCAGGGGATATTTTTAGTGTGTCTTAAATCACAAAATGCCCGCACAGCTTTGTGGGCGCATTTGTCGACAAAAGGGAAATGGGGCGGGGATCTAGATGATTACACGACACAAACCCGCCCCAAGCTTTTAATAAAGGCTTACATTAAGTTTCTTAGGAATCATAGCCTTTACAAATTGAATTGTTTCGATTGGCAAAAATAAAGCAGTTGTTTTCTTTTTCTTTAAACTATCATAAACAAACGCTCTAACATTTCCGTCAAAGTTTTTGATGTTTGAGAATACAAGTTCAGTTAAGTATTCTTTATCCACGCCTTGTTCGGAGTAGATAGTTAAATCATTTGATTTTACTTCGTCATAGATTTCTATTCTAAATCTATTTTTCATTTTGTTCCTTTGTTAGTAGGGATTGTAATTATAACATTGGGGGCTAGATTTTGTCTAGCCCCCTAAGAGTTATGCGCCGATTTTAACCATAGCCCAACGCAAACCATTTTCTGTATTCAGCCCAAGTTTAGTTAAGTTAGGGCGAATAGAAACGATTTCGCTAATTGTGCCAGTAATACCAGACTTGCCTGTGGTGAATACATCGCCTTTGCGATAGAAACGACCCTTAGCGGTATCTAGAATTGGTGACATTTTATTTCCTTTCGTTAGTTGGTGTGTGTGAGCAGTTTTTAGACTTGCTCAGGTCGTTGCTTGTTATTTATAGATAACGAGCAATAGCGTTGTATGTAGAAGTAGAAACTACTTCCTCGTCGGTCATCTTGAGAATACGGATAGCGTTTTCCATCTCGTCTTTCATCTCACGATAAGTGTGCTGATGGATTTGCTCAAAATCCTTTACTGGTTCAGCAGGGAAATCGCCTTCCTTAACTGTTAAATCAAAATCAACATTAAGGGTGTTGTTCCAAGAACGATAGTTGGTGCGTAGGTTTTCAGCCTTTGAGAATTGACTAATAGCCCACTTCCCAATTTCTTTTTTCCACGCTTCTACTTTCTTGTTATACTTTGCTTCGTTCTCGTCTTGCTTTGTGTAATCAGCCTCTAGTTTGGCTAATCTTGCTTCTAAGGCTTTAATAACCTTAGTAGTTGCGATTTTTACCTGTATTGCTTTTCCTCTTGCCATTTGTTTTTCCTTTCGTTAGTTGTTGGGAGTATTGTATCAGTTGCCACCGACACAAAATTGGTGAGCAGTTTTAGTAGTCTTGCTCAGGACTTCTCCCCTATGGGAATTATTTAGCAGATACGCTTGTCCAGCGTTCCTTGCCCTCTACATCAAGCAGAATACGATTTACTCCGCTAGGGTGATTATCAACGGCTTTAATAACGCCTGTGATACCGCTCTGTGTAGTTGTGTAGGTTTGACCTACTTGTAGTGTTGTGTTCATTTGTCTTTCCTTTCGTTTAGGGCTTTATTATACTACCTACCACCGACAATTTATGGGAGGTAGCGGTGTGAGTTATCTCACAATTCTAATTCAGGTAGCCAAGCATCTAGGTGGTGAGCATCTACAATAGCGGAAGCAGGTGCGCTATCTTTACCTCTCCAAGTAATCGGCTCAGGTAATTTAATTAGTTTATTGTAGTCCTCCTCATAGTATGCGTCAATAGCATCTATGCAAGGCTCCACCATTGAGCGGGGTACGGGTGGATAGTGATTACTAGTTAGGTGTATAGCGATTTGAGTTTCTAGATCAAGTTCTAATAACCCATCAGCTAATTCAGTTGCGAGATTACTCCCCATTATTATCCTCCTCTAAGATAGTTTCAGTTAAGTTGTCCATTTCGGCTATTGTATCGCATAGCACCGACATTTGTTCCTCAGTTAATAGGACTCTAGTTATGCCATCTGCTACTTTGCTAGATAGGGCAGCAGAATACATGAATAGATACTTAGCGAATACATCATCAGAAAGTTCATTTCTGCGTGTGTGTAATTCACCCGCTAATCCCATAATTTCATCATCATAAACACTTTCCTTAGTTACCTCAAGTAATTCGATAGCAGTAGATAACATTATTTAACCGCCTTTAATTTTGCCCAAGAGGTACCATCATTTAATTCGTCAATAGTTGGTTGGATAGTAGGTAATAGGTGGTCTTTTAATAAACCTTCTAGAATAGCAATTTGTTCATCTTTCTCCAAGGAAAGTATGCGAATTGCGCTAGGGTGTGTTTCGTCAAACTCTGTTACGAATTTGAGATAGTGTTCTACTTTAATCATCTGTAACCTTTCGTTGTTGGGTGCGATTATTATAGCGTAAGTCACCGACATTATCTAATTTGGTTACGGCGTGTCGCAGGATTTGTGAGCTTTCTCACAGAATTCGGGAAAAAGAATAAATCGGACATAAAGTACATTTTGCCCCCTCAGCTTTTGGGGGCGCAGCTGGCGATCTTGTCAAATCGCCACGCCGTTTATTTAATTACACACGCCCAAAAATTGTTGTGTAATTACTCGCCTCGTGAAATCTCACGACATCAAATCGCTCATTATCTTTTGCAAACATTTCAGCAAAATCATTTACCATTTTAGAAAATAAAGCGGGGTGAGTTTTTGTGCTGGCATACTTTAAAATTTCAGCCGTTGCAATGTAATCTTTTCTAGTCATCATCGCTTTACTACCTTTCCATTTCGGTGAAAAATCTTAGTGTAACATTTACCGCTAGGAGTAAATAAGTTAATTGTTGAGTATTCATCAGCAAAGCCCCAGTCAATAAACTTAGCAAACTCTTCGTGTGCGTTTAATTCATCTGAGTATTCTTTACTCCAATGAATTGCGTTTTCATCATTAGCAACAGTTATTTTATACATTAGATACCCCATGCTTCCTCTGCACAGTCGCAAGACTGAACATCATAATTGTTTTCATCTCCAAAGAAAATAAATCCAGCACCGCCACACTCATCACAAGCGACACCAATTATTTCTGCTAAGTTTCCCATTTATAGTTTTCCTTTCGTTGTTTTCTTAGTTGTAATTATAGCCTAAGCCACCGACAATTTCGGGAAAGACACGCCCTAGAGCGCACCTTCCTGAAATAAGCCGATTTCTAAATCCAGCAATTCTTGCGGGTTGGCTTCGGATAAATCTACCCAGCCAGCACCCTCATCATTAACACGGAAAATTTCTATGTATCCCATTATTATTCACCAACCTTTACTGCTATTGTTCGGTAATTGTAGCGACCATTAGAATTAACCGCAACCAAATAGGCTTCGGTATTTTCGCCATACCAAATTCCTTTAGGGTGTTTTTCTGCGGAGATAATTTCACCACGCAAAGTTTTTGAGTTGTAAGTCTTGCCAATTAGCAAGTTTTCTATTGTGTATAAGTTAGCCATTGTTAGCCACTTCCTTTCGTTTTCGTTATGCCGTAATTTTACCATAACCTACCGACATTTCCTAAACGCCACGCCGTAAGTCTTAAAGAATGAGACGGCGTGTCGTGTGATTAATCTCACAGGATTCAGGGCTTTTCTTAAATCGGACATAAAGGACAAAATGCCCGCACAAAAGCTATGGGCGAGATCGCCTTTTGTCAAGGCGACACGCCGTATTATCTACCGAAAGTATAGTGAGTTAGCACACACTCTCTGCCCTCTATAGTTTGCTTACAGTTACCATAGTGCGGGGTAGAGAATAGAGAGAATACTAGTATGCCTACTAGTAACGCTACATAACCTATTAGGGCTTTCATTACTTATTCTTCTTTCTCTTATAAATCTTATAACCTACTACTAGTAGGGCGGTGGCAATAATAGTGTGCCAAGGTAGATAGATAGCCCCTAAGAAACTATCTAACTCTATACCATAGTCACTAGTTATATATAACTCTAGTCCGTCTGTAATCATTAGTCATTCCAATCTAGTGTTAGTTCATCTTCATCATTATCAAAAGAGATATCGCCATTTTGGATAGCATCTTCCCACGCTAGATTTTCTTCTAGTCCTATGTATGCGTCTGATACATCTGCCTGAATAGTATCCCATTTAGTCATCATTACTTAGTATCTACCTTTCTTACATTGTAAGTAAATCCCTTACCTAATTTATTTAATTCTTCCATTACTTTTTGGATTTCTTCAGCAGACTTAGCGGTCTGCTCTATTGCCAATAGGTTAGAGCCTTGCCAAATTGAGTAGGTGATAGTCATTAGTTATTCTCCTCTAGGTTAAAAGTGTTAGTTAGTGTTTCGTTAGCCTGTGTTAGTGTGGCTATGGCTTGCGCTAGGCTTGCCTTGCGTTGCTCCTCTATGAGAGCCTTGTATTCATCTAGTTTCATTTAGTTTCCCTTTCGTTAGTTGTTAGTTGTTGAGCGGTTATTTGCTAGGCTCACCCTGTCGGGATTATTTGCTAGGCTCACGCTCTAATTCTTTATTTAATTGTTATGCCTTAAGGCTATCAGATAAGACCGACATTCTCAAGGCGACACACCCCCTAAGCGGTGTGATTGTGGACACACTCAGATTCTATCTCGTGTCCAAACTCCTCTACTAATTCCTCGTAGATTTCGTCCATATAGTCTAAGTAATCGTTCATTAGATTACCGCCTTTCTTTTTAAGATTAACTATTTGTTAATTGCTTATAGTATAAGCCTAGCAGGGGGGACTGACAAATATCAAGTCGCAATTCGGACATGTCGGACATTTTGAAAAATATTTTTCAAATATCTCGTGAGATAGGTCACATATATGGTCGCTCTATCCCAAATGTCCGTTTTTCTACAGGTGTGTATCGTACAAATAAAACCTATATTAACATTTTATGAAATCTAAAAAACAGTTGACTGAAATATTTTATATTAGTATAATACAATAATGGCAGATAATCGAATTGTTATATGTGAAGTATGTGGGCGGGAAATAGAAGTCAGATCAGGCTTTGCTCATATGACACTTGTTCGCCATATGAAAGAACATAAGGGGATATAGCCAAGTTGGTTAAGGCACCGAACTCATAATTCGGCTATCATAGGTTCAAGTCCTATTGTCCCTACAGAAATTTTTTAAAAGCTATTGACCTATCAATTTTTTCCATGTTATACTTAAGGCTGGTTTGTGGGGGCTTACACTGGGAACTCAAATGTACTAAGTGTCTGCTTCTCTATCCTACATAATTGATTTTAAATTATGGGGGGTAGGGGGGCTTTCCTAAAAATCTAAATCCCTAAGTATCAATTTAAATAATATATATAATATATACATTCAAAAAAAATATTTTATTAACATTAATATATATCTAATATTCTAGTCGACTATAATTAATATCATATATAATTAAGATATGAAGTCGGAAAAGACGACGGATAGAAAACACAGAGCTTATTTGGTTAAATATATCCAAGAGCTGAAGTCAAACACTCCCTGTATGGACTGTAAGGAATCTTTTCCATACTATGTAATGGATTTTGATCATGTGCGTGGGCGGAAGCACAAGAATGTAATGGAACTTATTCCTACATTGTCCAAGAAGAAGATAGATGAAGAAATAGCAAAGTGTGAAATCGTTTGCTCAAATTGTCATAGAGTTAGAACTCATAATCGTAAATCTAAGAAATCTGAATAATATCCTAGTTGACTAGAATATATATCTAATGTTATAATAAAATTATGAAAAAGAAATTTATAGGAATAATGGTTCTTATTGCGACAGCAATAGCTTTTGGAACATTTCTAGTTAATATTATTAAAAAGGCGGGACTCGAAGACATCTTTGACTTCGACCTAAATGAAGATATAGATGAAGAACTATTCTAAGCTTCTAGTTTGGTCTATATTGATCCTAATGCTTATATCTAGCTTATCTATGTTATCTGTTATATTGGAGTAAATTGGGAGATTGCCTTCTCCCGCCCTTTTCCGCCTTAATTGACCCCTAGGGTCATAATATGGCTAAAAGTGGCTTAGAGCCCCTACAGAGCAATTTAGAGGCATATTCTGGCAAATGGGGTAAAGGGGAAATGTCTCTCTTCCGCCGAATCACTTTTTCGGACGCACTTTTTAAATCGCACTTTATATAAATTGTTTCATGTGAAACATTGCCAGCGGGCCCGCCAAATAGTATACTTGTAATTATTGGTCTGTAGCTCAGATGGTAGAGCACCGCACTGTTAATGCGGGTGTCGCAGGATCGAGACCTGCCAGATCAGCAGTATGTAATATTCTATTGACATGATTCGATGCATTATGTACAATCGAACCATGAGACATAAAGAAGAAATTATTAGACTTCGATCTGAAGGCAAGACATATAATCAGATAGTAGAAGCGCTGGGTTGTTCTAAAGGGACCATAGCTTATCATTTGAGCGAAAGCGTCAAAGTTAATTACAATACACGTAAAAGAAGTTATAGGCGAGTTATTGATAAACATATTAGAGACTATAAAGAATCATTTGGCTGTGTAGATTGTGGAGAAAAGTATCCATACTATATGCTCGATCTAGACCATATTTCTGATAATAAAAAATTTAGCGTTTCAGATTATAGAAGTCACACTCAAAACATAGAAATAATAAAAGAAGAAATAGCCAAATGCGAAGTTGTTTGTGCTAACTGTCATAGAATAAGAACTTATCAAAGATCTGCAAAATCTTAATACTTTAAACCTCTGTAGCTCAGTGGATAGAGCGAGACTCTTCTAAGGTCTGCGTCGCAAGTTCAATTCTTGCCAGGGGTGCTAAGCAATATTTGTAATTACACCATTTGTCACTGTAATAGTTTGTGCTCCAGCAGTAAATGTTCCAGATACGCCTTTAAAATTAACCCATTTAGATCCATCCCACTTAATCATATCCCCAGCTGTTTTACCTGTCAAAACAAGATTATGCAATTCTTCTAACTCAAAACCATTCTGAACCTTTACAAATATTTCTCCGTTGTTTTGCTGTCTACGAGTTACAATACCAATAAATACTAGATGTGCTGGTGCTACTGGTTTATTGACTAATCCATAAATTAAATTGCCATCTACTCCTAGCCATACTGGATCTCCAGCTAATGCAGAGTTAGTGTTTAATCCTTCAAGTAAGCCTTCAGTTATAACGTAACCAATTTCATTTTTTTGAAGATCTTGTTCTAATAGCCCAAGAGTCTTAGAAGATGTTGGCTCACCTATATTGCTTGCTCTGATTACAAGCATATTGGTACCATCATTGCCAGTAGATCCAGACACATATACCGCTTGACCTTTATACATAGTACCGTTGTAGTCACTCTTTACTAAGTGTTTAACTGTTGAAACAAAAGAAGGGGATATAACTGTTTGTAAAGTATCAGTAATTCTTATACTTGTCATTTTCTGTCTAATTCCATGACAGCTACTTGAACCCCAGCATCGCCTATAGCATATATGTTATCGCTAGAGGAAAGTTCTATCGTAAAAGACTGTCCTGGGTATAGCTTATGTCCAAAGTTAGAAGTAGATACATTTTCATTTCCAAGATAAGCATATCCAGAATTCATTATATTTTGAATCGATAAAGTGTTAGTTGAATGAATTTCTTCTCTAGTAACCAAATTTTGAGGTGTACCGTTTAATGTAAGAATTTTATGGGATAGCTTCATACTCCCATTATACAGCCAAACAAGGACAAAACCCAACCAGAGGCGGATCCGATTGGGTTCTGCTGTTCTTGCGAACATGTACTGGGAGCAAGTGGGATGCTACGACCAGTACTTAATAATTGTAAAATAGTATAAATTCTAAGTCAACTATTTTTTATAACTTTTTTTTAATCTATTGGGTCTGGACTATATGCAGGTGTTGGTCCTAGTAAATAACCCTTTTCATGATATTCAACCATTTTAGAAACTTCTTCTGCTCCAACAGTACCCTTTGCTATTAAGGTTAACATGTCATATATTCTATGAAGCATTATATAATTAACCATAGGTAAATTTTCTTCTATGGTGCTTGTTTCTTGCGGAACATTATCTTCAGTCATTAGGTCTTCCTAAATCTTCCCAGAATTTTTCTCTACCCATAGCATCTGTTTCTGGAATGGGGGCAGATTCATATTCAGCAGGTTGCAGAATATTATTTGTCATTAGCTTGCTCAACAGATTTTTTAATATCTTCATATAACTCTATTCCAATATAATTTTTATAGCTACAAGATAGGCAGTATAAATATACCTGATCTTCAAAGTCCAAGTTAGACATCAAAGGGCCCTGATCCATTGGACATTCAAGTCTAGGAACAAGGCCCTTCTCTGCTAACAGAAGGTACTCAGACACATACTGTATCTTCATGTACCTTCCTTTCTAATTTTAGAACTCCGTTAGGAACTCTTTGAATCTTGCCCCATTAAGGGAAGACCATGATGACCAATCGGTTCCGCCTTTAGTCATATAATACGTTATCTCTGCGTTTATTACTGGATCAAACAATAAAATGTTTGATTTTAAATCAAATTTTTCTTTACGATCAATGCCGAGTTCACCCAACATATTAATCTGAAAAATTCCGTAGGAACTGTCTCCAGTTTTCCTGTTACCATTGTAAGCCATAGGCCTTGCATTGGATTCTGACTTAGCAATAGCCCAAGCCATTTTAAGGGCTTTTCCTTCAAAACCAACAGCTGATAAAAGTTCTTTTAGTTCTTTGTCTGTTAGATTCTCAGAAGGCTTGTACACAGTAGTGCTGTACTTCTCTAAGGTTTCTTTCTTTAGTTGTACCGTTGATTTAGGTGTTTCCACCGTCAATGCTTGAGTTACTGTTGGACCAGGCTGGACAGTAAATAGAAATAATGTTATCATTCCTATGTATGACCAGTTATGAGCAACATCGCTCAAACGTTGTTTGATATTCTCCATTGGCATTTCCTCCTTTAGAGATAACGAACTATAATAGTAGCATTGGCTATAAGTTACTGTCAAGTCAGTTGACCAGAAAGAATTAAGTGAATATATCTTATTATACTATTAGAGCAGGGCTTAACCCAGCGGTTGGCTTTGGATATGCTGGTCAAAATATAGTTAATTCCCTTCAAGAAATGGGACATACAGTAAAATTTGCAAACTCTAAAGCTCCAGTACAACTAAACTTTACTCAGCCACATCATTTTAAATTACATCGTGGACAATACCAGATTGGTTACACTCCATGGGAGTCTACAAAAATTAGACCTGAATGGCGTGATAGATTTAATGAATGTGATGAAGTTTGGGCAACATCAGATTGGACGGCGGAAGTATATAAAAACAATGGTGTTACAAAACCTATATTTGTTTATCCACATGGAATTGAAAAAAGATGGAGTCCATATAAAAGAGTTTTACAAAAAGGAAAACCTTTAAAGTTTTTACATGTTGGAGAGCCGTCTCCAAGAAAAGACGGACAACTAGTAGTAGATACTTTTATTAAGCTATTTGGCAATAACCCAGAATATCATTTAACTGTAAAATGTCATGGTTCTTCAACTATAAGAATATATAATAGTCGTAATGAATTAATCTCACCAGATGAGATGTATAGTAATATTACTATTATTAAACAAGAGTACTCTGTTGATCAATTAGTTCAACTTCATCATATGCATCATGTACTTGTCTATCCTACTTGGGGAGAAGGTTTTGGTTTTATCCCGCTTCAAGCTTTAGCAACTGGAATGCCAGTAATATCAACTTATGATTGGGCACATTATCAAAAGTTTTTAGGTCCCCTAAAGTTAAGGTCGAGATTGACAGATGCTGCAAAAGAAGGTGTCCCAAAAGCTGTTGGTGATGCACATCTAGGAAGCTTTTATCAACCAGATAAAGAACATTTAGAAGATCAAATGGTTGATGCAGCAATTAATTTTAAAGCATACTCTGGATATTACTTTACTCAGTCAACTAAAATACATGAAGAGTATAATTGGATTCAGTTGACCAATAATGCATTTGATCATATATTTAAAAAGTTCTCATAACCTCTTCCCACTTGAATAAAAGTTTGGTAGAATTGGTATCTTACTAAAAAATAATTAAATCGCATATGGCGAAGAAAGAGTGTATTATGTCAAGAACTATTGAAAACCCTTACGAAAACTTTATTGCTTTATCTCGTTATGCAAGATGGATGCCTGAAGAAAATCGTCGTGAAACTTGGGGAGAAACAGTAGATCGTTATTTTGACTTTATGCTAGATCATCTTAAAGAAAATAATAATTATGTTCCAGACGAAAAAGTTGTTAATGAATTAAAAGAAGCAGTTTACAATAGAAGCGTAATGCCATCAATGAGAGCAGTAATGACTGCAGGTGCTGCTTTAGAAAGAGATCATGTCGCAGGATATAATTGCTCATTTGTTCCAGTAGATTCACCTCGTTCATTTGATGAGACTATGTATATCCTAATGTGCGGTACTGGAGTAGGATTTTCTGTTGAATATAAGTATGTTAATAAACTTCCTTCCGTTCCAGAAACATTTGAAAAGTCTACAACAGTAATTACGGTAGAAGATTCAAAGCAAGGCTGGGCAAAAGCATATAGAGAACTTTTAGCATTATTATGGACTGGACAAGTTCCATCAATTGATGTAAGTAAATTGCGTCCTGCTGGTGCACGTTTAAAGACTATGGGCGGAAGATCATCTGGCCCACAACCATTAATTAATCTTTTTGATTTTACAATTGCAAAATTTAAATCAGCATCTGGTCGTCAATTAAAGCCAATTGAAGCTCACGATATTATGTGTAAAATTGGAGAGATTGTAGTTGTTGGTGGAGTTCGTAGATCTGCAATGATTTCTCTTTCAAATATTAATGATATCGAAATGGCTGCAGCAAAATCTGGCAACTGGTGGGAAAATAATACACAAAGAGCATTGTCAAACAACTCTGTTGCATATTCACGCAAACCAGAGATGGAGCAGTTTATAGCAGAATGGAAAAATCTTTATGACTCAAAGTCTGGCGAACGTGGAATCTATAATGTTGCAGCAGCGCAGGCGCAAGCAGCTAAATATGGCCGTAGAGACCCTGAAGTACATTATGGAACAAACCCATGTTCAGAAATTATTCTCCGTCCTTATCAGTTTTGTAATCTTTCAGAAGTCGTATTACGTGAAAAGGACACAGTTGAGGATGTATCAAATAAAGTACGCCTTGCTACAATTCTTGGGACTTGGCAATCAACGCTAACAGATTTCAAATACCTTCGTAAAATTTGGAAAGACAACACAGAAGAAGAAAGACTGCTTGGAGTTTCTTTAACTGGTCAATTTGGACATAAATTCTTTTCTGGCAAACAAGACCTTAAGAAGCTTGAATCAACACTTTCTAGCCTTAGAGAATATGCTAGATCTATTAACTCAGAAGAGGCAGCAAAGGTAGGTATTCCAGAATCGGCAGCAATTACATGTGTTAAGCCTTCTGGAACAGTATCTCAACTAGTTGGAGTTTCTTCTGGAATGCACCCATGGCATTCAGAATATTATATTAGAACCGTTCGTGGAGATAAAAAAGATCCTCTATCTACATTTTTAAAAGAAGTTGGAATTCCAGTAGAAGATGACTTTATGAAACCAAACGATACATATGTATTTTCATTTCCAGTAAAAGCACCAGATGGTGCAATTATAAGAAATGACTTAACAGCACTAGATCATTTAAATACCTGGCTTGTATACCAACGTGCATGGTGTGAACACAAGCCTTCAATTACAGTATCTGTTCGTGAGGAAGAATGGATGGCTGTAGGAGCTTGGGTATGGGAGCACTTTGATGAAGTATCTGGAATTTCGTTCCTACCGCATTCAGATCATTCATATAAGCAAGCGCCATATCAAGAAGTTTCCGAAACAGAGTATCTAGAACTACTTGCAAAAATGCCTTCATCTATTCGTTGGGAAGATTTATCTTTTTACGAAACAGAAGACGGAACGTCTGGAACTCAAACATTAGCATGTACTTCAGACGGCAATTGCGAAATTGTAGACATTTCTGCTTGATAGGTATATAATAGATATTGGGGTAACACCCAAAATTCCTGGGCATAGGGCCCAGAAATAGGAGGATCTAAATTGGCAACAAAACAAGATCTAAACAATGATGGAAAGGTAACAATGCAGGAGAAAATTCTAGCAGCGTTAGCAAGCTATGGTCGTCACTTTCTAGGTGCCGCTATTGCTCTTTACATGACTGGAAACACTGACCCAGGAGATTTAATTAAGGGTGGTATTGCAGCATGTTTGCCAGTTATTCTTAAGGCGTTAAATCCTAACGAGAATAGCTTTGGCTTCACAAAGAAGTAAAATTTAATAATCAATTAGGACGGCTCCTGTGCTAAAATAGGCATAGGAGTTTTCCTATTTTAGGAGATTTTTGTATATGGCAGCACAAAAGAATTTCGAAGTAGATCAAAATACCACATTCTCTTTTATTTTAGAATATAAAGACAGTGAGGGTAATCCCATTGATCTAGACGGTGCTACCGCAAAACTACAAGTAAGAGATACAAAAGGTGGTGCTAAATTAGCATTTACTTTAACATCTCCAAATGGCGGAATCATTATAGATGCCCCAAATGGTAAACTTACATGTAAAATGACTCCTACGCAAACAAATAAGTTATTTTTCCCAAAGTCATCATATGACCTTATGCTAACTGATTCAAATTTAAATAGAGTTAAGTTACTAGAAGGCTTTATGACTTTGAGTAGATCGGTTACAATATAATGTCAGAGACAGTAGTAGTAACGGAAAATATCAATAAAGTAGTAATATCTACTCAAGGAACTCAAGGTCCACGAGGAAGAACAATCCTTAATGGAAATGGTGTACCAGCAGGAAACCTTGGAATAGAGGGAGACTTCTATTATGATAAGCTAACAACCAGATTTTATGGTCCTAAACTTCTTGAAACCAGTTGGGATGGGGCCACAAACTATCTACTAAGCACCATGACCCTTACCTATCCATTTTCAATAGGACAGGTAGTCAACGCTGGCACTTATTATTATGTTGAGATTGAACACAATATGGGATACCACCCAAATATAACTGTTGTAAATAGCGCAGGAGACGTATTAGAGACAGGAATAGACTATAATAGTATTAATAAAATTACACTGTTAATGGCACAGCCATTCGGTGGGACAGCGTACCTGTCTTAAGGGAGATATAGAAAATGGCAAGATTATTTGTAACTGACATCAATCTGAATAAAAATGAACTTCAGAATGCCAGAATTCAAGGACTTTCATCTGCACCACTTAACCCAGTTACTGGTCAGATTTATTACAACACATCTGAAAATAAGATGTACTACTACAATGGGTTGGCGGCACCAAATGGCCCATGGATTACAATGTCTGGTTCAGACGAGGTCATTCAAGATGTAGTAGCAGAAGCAATTGTAGCAGGATACGGTTTATCTAAGAATTATGTTGATGATCCAGATGGCAAGCTAACACTTGAAATTGATACATCTGAGACTGCAGATCTTACAACCGCTCAAACTTTAACAAATAAAACAATTCAGGGTTCTTTAAACTTTAAAGACTCTGGAAATACAATAACAGGATCAATAGAAGCAGCAACAGGCAACATTACAATCAATTCTGCTTCAGGAATTGACTTAACACCAACTAATGGCGGAACAGCCAAAGTAAATTCTGATGTTATTGTAACAGAGCAAGCTACACAAACATTAACAAATAAAACTTTAACTTCTCCAGTAGTAACAGATCTTCATTTAGATGATTCTGCAATTACGTTTGAAGGATCAATAGCAAATGGATTTGAAACAACACTTCAAGTAACAAATCCTACTGATGATAGAGAAATTACTCTTCCAGATGCTACAGGTACTGTAGCTCTTGTTGAGAATAAACTTCATGACTTTGCTCTTGCAACAGATTCTGTAAATTTAAATAGTCAAAAGATTATAAATCTTGCAGAGCCAGTAGATCCACAAGATGCAGCAACAAAGTACTATGTTGATGCCGCAGTCGCAGGTCTTACATGGAAGAGAGCAGTACATATAGCATCTACAGTAAATGTTGATTTATCTGCAGATTTAGTAGGAGTTGTAATTGATGGTCACGACCCACTTACTCTTTCAGATGTTGGATACAGAATCCTTCTTGCTGGACAAACAGATGCATCACAAGACGGTATTTATTTATTAACAGATCAAGCTGGCGTTTTAGTAGCAGTTAGAACTACTGATGCAGATTCAGTAGCAGAACTAAAGGGTGCAGCAGTATTCGTAATGGAAGGAACCAGTCATGGTTCTACATCATGGGTACAAGCAAACCACTACCTAACAGATTTTGCTGGACAGACATGGGAGCAATTTGCTGGTGCTTCAGACTACACAGCAGGTGCTGGTCTCGTTGCAGATGGTAACGTATTCAATGTAGGACAAGGACTTGGTATTAGCGTAACAGCTAATGCTGTAGCAATTGATACAAATGTTACTGCTCGTAAATATTCAGCAACAATTGGAAATGGATCAGCTACATCATATGTTGTTAATCACGCACTAGACAACCAGTTTGTTGTAACACAAGTTTATCAAAACAGTTCACCGTTTGCTCTTGTAGAGACAGACGTAGAACTAACATCACCAACACAGGTAACAATTAGATTTGCGGTAGCGCCTACTACGGACCAGTATATAGTAAACATTATCGGTTAAGGGGGACTTAGATGTCTGTAAAAAGATTAGTTCCCTTACACGCAGTAGTACTTGATACAGATCCAGAAACAGGACGCATAGGTGATATTTACTATAATAGCGTATCAGAAGAACTAAGATATTTTGATGGAACGGCATGGAATGCCGTTGGCGGAGCCATAACTGGAATACTTGATCATATTCACACATATGATGGCGCAATATTCTCAGTAGATTCTATTGAAGTTCCAGCTTCTGGTGTTGTTGATGGCGGTACACCATAATGGCAGTTACAATAAGAGTAAAAAGAGGAACTGCCACACAATGGGCAGCACGTATAACACCGTTATTATCTGGTGAATTTGGCTACGACTTAACAAATAAAATAACTAAAATAGGAGATGGAACAACCCTATGGGCTAGTCTTCCTTCTATAGGTTCTTCTGGCGGAACTAATACTGGAGACATAACATTTGATGGAGTTCAAATTATTGGTGCTGGTACAGCATCGGGAGACGGTTATGGTCTTGGCACAATAGAGCTTGTTCCAGACGGAGATATTACTTCAGATCAATATTTAATTATTGATCCTACCGCACCAAATCATATTC